AGGACTGACTCGAACTGCGTGCCAACCACGCGGTCGCTATCGAACGAGTCTCCGGCCCGTAACAATCGGCCAGTGAATTGCCGAAGAACCCCCCAAAAAGGACTGGCAATCAATCGCAAAAGGAGTGGTACTGTTGGAAATTTCCGGGCGCCTAGGGGCGCTCTGAGATCCTGCCCTGCCGGCTTGATCGCCGAGGTGGGGCTTCGGTGGTGCGGCGCCAGGCCGTCATCAACCGAACGGAGGATCTCAATGTCAAAGTCTGCGAAGAAGCGTTCACCCTCAAAATCTGCATCGTCCGCGCCGTCTGCTACGCCGGCTAGGCGGATCGCTGGTGATACTCGGCCCGAGAGCGTCAATTCCGGTTCAAAGCAATCGCGCGTTATTACGATGTTGGAATCACCTGCGGGCGCTACAATCGTCGCGTTAATGAAGGCCACTGGTTGGCAGCCGCACTCGGTGCGGGGCTTTGTCGCTGGCGTCGTGCGCAAGCGTCTTAAGCTAGAGCTTGGATCGACGAAGGTAGATGGCACTCGGGTCTACCGCATCACAAAGCGAGATGCTGGCAAGACTATTTCTACGCGACAGTCCAAACGCCACGCGGCCTGAGTGCCGTGCCGCGGGTAAGGATCGGTCCGGCGCTGCCGGACCGAGAGCAACTTGACATCGAGATCACGCGCTTACGTGATCTCGACCTCGGCGGGCTTCGCAACCATTGGCAGGCAGTTTTCGGGCGACCGGCGCCCGCGCATCTGCCTCGCCACTTACTGTTTCGAGTCGTGGCCTACCGGCTTCAGGCCGATCGTTTCGGTGATTTGGACAGTGAGAGCCTGCGCCTGCTCGACCACTCGGGCTCGCCTGAGAAAGCCGGACAGGGCGCCGTGGGTTTAGTTCGGCGTATTGCGGACGTGCGGCCCGGCACGGTCCTCGGCCGCGAATGGAACGGGCGAATGCAGCGGGTAGCCGTGCGCGCCGATGGCTTTGCCTGGAATGGCAAGACCTATCCGAGTCTGTCACAGGTCGCGTTCGCCATTACAGGCACCCGCTGGAACGGACCACGGTTCTTCGGTCTTCGCGATAAGCCTGAGAAAGGAGGCTTAGTATGAAAACGGGATCAGCAAAGGCAGTTCGCTGCGCCATCTATACCCGCGTCTCGACCGACCAGAAGCTTGAGCAGGACTTTAACTCGCTCGATGCCCAATACGATGCCTCGCAAGCCTATATCCGAAGCCAAGCTCACGCTGGCTGGACCCTCCTGCGCGGCAAATATGACGATGGCGGCTTCTCCGGTGGCGACACCGACCGACCGGCCTTGCAGCGACTGCTGGAGGACGTACGAGCAGGCAAGATTGACGTCATCGTTGTCTACAAGGTCGATCGTCTGACCCGGTCCTTGTCTGACTTCGCCAAGCTCGTCGAACTGTTCGACAAGCATAATGTGTCATTTGTCTCGGTCACCCAGCAGTTCAACACCACCACCTCAATGGGCCGGCTGACGCTGAATGTGCTCCTATCATTCGCCCAGTTCGAGCGCGAGGTCACCTCTGAACGGATCAGGGACAAGATCTCCGCTTCCAAGCGCAAGGGACTCTGGGTCGGAGGGATGGTCCCGCTTGGCTATGACACCAAGAGCCGCAAGATCACCATCAATGAGGCTGAGGCCGAGCGGGTCCGAACCATATTCCGCAGCTACCTGAAGCTTGGCAGCCTTAACCTGTTGATGGCCGAGCTCCGCAAGCGGGGCATCGTCAGTAAGATTCGCAAACTTAGGACCGGGGACAAAGTCGGCGGCATCCCCTTTACGCGTGGTCCGCTCGCCCACCTCCTTCGTAATCGTTTCTATATCGGCGAGATCCACTTCAAGGGTGAGGTGCTGCAGGGTGAGCAACCCGCCATTCTCGATAGGAACCTCTTCGAGGCCGTCCAGGTCAAGCTGAGTGAACAGGCGACCAATCATACCGCCGCCCGGATGCAATCCTCGGGGTTGCTGACCGGCCGCATCTTCGACGACCGCGGCAATCGCATGACGCCGAGCCACGCGCGCAGGGGAAATACTAAATACCGTTACTATCTGTCGTCGGCCCTCTTCAACGGCACACCGGATTGCGCAGGATCGGTACGCCGAGTGCCCGCGACCGACATCGAAGCGCTTGTGGTCAAGTCGGTTCGGAAGCATCTGAAACCCGCACAACCGATGGACGACCAGAGCCTCGTTGAAATTCACGTTGCGCGAGTCGAGGTGCAGCCGACTCAGTTGATCATTCGCCTTACCCAGCATGAGACCCCCGGTCGCAAGGTATCCGCTGAAAACTCGCTCCGCATCGCTTGGCGCAAAGCACCCACGAAACGGCGTCGCGAAGTTCTCCTGCCAGAGGGAGCCTTGCGCCAGAATGCTCGTCCGATCCGATCGGAAACGCACGCAACATTGGTCGCGTCAATTGCTCGCGGACGCCGATGGCTCGATGAACTTGCAACTGACGTCACGGCCACGACCGAAAGAATTGCCAAACGCGAGGGGTGCAGCGTTCGCAAGGTCAATATGACGATCTCGCTTGCGTTCCTCGCACCTGATCTCGTCAAAGCGGCGATTGACGGTCGACTTCCACATGGCATGGGCGTTGCCCGCCTCGCTGACTTGCCCGTCGCATGGTCCAAGCAGCACCAGATGCTGGGCCTTCCCGCCAATTAATTCCAGATTCGAACCGCGAGTCTCCGCGTGAGGTATTGGTGGGCATAGCCAAGGCCCGCCTGGGCTTCACCACTTCCCGTAAGGTGGATATTAATAATCAGGCTCGAACGCTTCCCGAATAGGACTGCGAATCGTGACAAGGATCGGCGCCACGATGGGAATCTTCCCCCAGCTGCGCAGCTTTCCATTGATCCATGTTAAGGCTTGTGAAATCGAATCGACTTGATCGTCATGCCGCACGCTCGGAAATGCCATAAGCTCTGAAACCAAATCGGGCATCCAATCGGCATCTTGGGGAAACCACACAGACCCGCTTTCGAATTGCGCTTGATTTGCGAAGAGTCGACTGACTTTGTCGCCCTCCGGCTTGATAGAAATAACCGGGACTCCATCGCGTCGTAGATCTTGAATTAGGCTGGTACCTGATCCTTTATCTTCAACCAACATATGACTGCTTGGCCAACGATTTTTCGCAATTAAAACTGCGCGCTTAAGTTCTGGATAGTCGTAGTGTCCGCGAATTAGATCGAGCAGAAAGAACTTATTGCCTTGGACATGCCAGACAGTGCCGACTGAATAGTCGGCGAGCTCGGTCGATTTCATTGCCGTGTCCCAACTGATTACAATCATGTCCTTCGCCTGCCGATCTGGTGGGACTTGGTAATATTTTAACCATTCACGTTTGATCAGATTTCCCTCGGCCGGAATTGGTCGCTGTAAATATTGAGCAGAAAAATCCATTGTGCCCATGGATGCTTTTATAGAGATCAGCACATCCATTGGTTCGCGGATCGAATCGAGCACATCACCTTCATGACGGCGATAAAACGTTTTCGATCCGATTGGTATTTTTTGCGGGCCGTCTGCGATGGCGGGGATATCAAGATGATCCCATCCCCCTTCCTCAAGCAGTATTCCGACGAGGTCGTCGACGTGTAGGCGTTGCATGACGATAATGATCGCGTCCTCACCCTTGAGGTTTAGCCGCGACAACAGAGTGGTCCGAAACCACTGAATCGTGCTTGTTCTCGAGGCCTCGGACATCGCTTGTTTTGGGTTCATCGGATCGTCGAGAATAATGATATTGCCTCCGCGTCCCGTAAGCGTACCGCCGACGGATGTCGCCAGGCGTCCACCGCGCATCGTGGTCAACATTTCCGTCTCGGTATCCTTGTCGGAGCTGATGCGGGTTCTGGGAAAAATTCCACGGTACCAGTCCGATTTCATAACCGAGCGGCAGTCGTTTGCATGTTTTATAGAAAGTTCATTGCTGTAACTCACACAGACAAACTTCTTGCCGGGGTCATGCCCAAGGACGTAAGCGGGGAACGCAACAGAGGTTGTGATCGATTTGAGATGACGAGGCGGTACAGTAATGATCAGTCTTTTGATTAGGCCAGACCGAACCTGCTCCAGCGCATGTGCCATGGCCCGGATATGCCAGTTGAGATGAAGGCTTTCACCGGGTACGACTGTTTCAAAAGTTCTGCGTATGAATGAAACTAAGTCCTGACGTAGACATTCATCAACCAAGGCTCGCCGCGCGGCTGGGCTAAGGTCGGCTGAACTGGTGATCGTCTTGTTCACGACTTTGATCTCTGTTTCTTGATACGGCGAGCAAAGATTTCATCGAATATGGCCTGTTCCGCGGCGGAGAGAGGCGGAGCTTCGCCGGCGCTGTCGGCGCTATCCAGCAGCCCGACCTGTCCGGCCATTTTGAGGGTGACCAGCGCCGCCTTCTCATTGCCCTTCAAAGCGCTTTCCAGTTGCCGAAGCACGATGCCTTCGAGCTTGCTGACCGAGCGCCTTTTTTCTCCCTCCCGCAGGATGACGGTGCTCGTGAGCGCATTTCGAATAATGGTCTTAAGATTCCGACTCGCTTTAGGCCGTCCCGCAGGATTTCCACTTTTGCCCGGCTTGAACTGTGTCCGGGCAGGCGGCCGACCGTATCCTGTCACTGATCCTGTCGCGCCAGTTTCCGTATCCGGCCAGAGCGATTTCGCTAGGCGATTACCGCGCGCGTCGGAGCGGCGCTTGTTTGGCGGTTCGCCCTTTTGTTTTGTGCTCATCGAGCCCTCGTCTTGTCACGGCACAAGAAACATGTGCCTCGAGATCACCAAATGACCGTCCCGTCTTGGCGTGAATGGCGTGCTGACCCGTTTGGCTTTGCCACCTTCGAATAGCGACATCGCAAAAATGCGGATCAATCTCGATGGCGCGCGCTCTACGGCCCGTACGTTGTGCGGCGGCAATTGTTGTTCCACTTCCGGAAAAAGGATCAAGTATTAAATCGCTCCGTTGCGAGCAATCTTTGATTGCGTCCGCGATCATCAGCGCCGGCTTAATGGTGGGATGCGCCGATTCCTTCGAATGGTCCGCATTGACGGAATTTAAGCCGGCATATTCCCATACATTCGTTCGATATCGGCCATATTGTCCGAGCTCAAAGGTATTGAGATGGCGGCTCTTCCCGTGTTTCCAGATGAAGATCAATTCGTGTCGTGATCTATAAAATGATCCCATGCCGCCATTAGGTTTGACCCAGATGCAAACATTCTTGAGCTCAGAGAAGACCTTCCGACCGGCGACCAACATCTCCGACATATGCCGCCAATCAATGAATGCGGAACATATGGCGCCGTCGACGCTATGTGCCGCGATTTGCTGAAATGCCTGCTCAAGAAACGTTGCGAACTCAGCCTCGTT